GTGTTGTTCTAAAAGCTCAACTTGTTCAGCTGTAGGTAGTATCTTATATTTAAATCCTAAGTAACTCATAAGTGCAAATGTAGAAATAATTTTAAGATTAACAAATAAAATTAGTAAAAAAAAAATAATAAAATGAAATTAAAGGAAAAATCCTATGTGAAATGGAGACTTTGAGATTTAAAAAGCTGCTGGAGAATCACTACATTGTTTATATGACCAAGTATCACCCTTACTATTATAGATACGTTGAGACTCTTGGTTCTGATGTTGTTGAGATAGAGGGAGGTTCTATAGATAATCCTAAAAATATAGATAAGTACTCTTGGATTGATATTGGAGTTAATGTTAGGAATTCTACTATAAAGCGTTCTATAATAACTACACCTGAAGGGAATACATCTCTCTTAGTATCAATCTCGGACTGTAACCTTGAGAATTGTGAGATAAAGTGTAGCGATTCCTCTTATATCTTTAACTCGAACTTGGAAGGGGATTTTATTGAGGCTGATGGGAATACGGTTGTTTTAGGAGATTCTTCTATTAATGGAGTTTTTCAATATTATAATCCTCCATATAGCTTAACTGTAAAAGAATCAAGCATATCGGGAGTAACTAGGATGATAAATGTTTGTAGGAATATAGCTATCATCAATTCAAACTTAACAGGATCACAGAATTTTACACCAAAGTCAGATAATGGAAAGGTAATTAAGAGTGATTTCCTTGTGATAGAAGATGTGTATATAGCTGAAGATGGAGTAATATCGTTAGACCAAATTAATGAGAAAAAGTATGTTAGTAATTGATAAGAATGAAAGTAAGGAGTGGGGAGATCTAATTCTTTACCGAGCGATTGATGAAGATACTGGAGAGAAACATGGATGGGTTACTGAGAATATTATACTGGGAGAAGGTTGTAAGATAGAGAAGGAGTGTAGGGTTTATTCAAAGTCTCTAAACGGTGTAGTTCATTTGTCTGATGTTGAGATTACAGGTATGTCGGATATAGGAGTTAATTCAGGCTTTTTCTACAGGTGTATCTTCTCTAAAAGCTGTATATGTGACTTTGGTGAAACTGCAGAAGTAACTAATTGTCGTATATCTGGTAAAATTGAAGTTATAGATGAAGGAGGGCTTAGAGTAAAGATGGATAATGTGCAAATAGGACACGGCACTCGCTTGGAATCTGGAGATGGGGTAACTATTCTTAATTCCTGTTTCGCAGACAGTTCAATAATTAAAATACAACCTCAGATGGAGCTCCTAATGAATAACGTGAATATAGGTTATAAAAGCGTGTTACGTATAGCTACAGCAAATAACTTAACTCTAGATAATATAACCGTAGGGGAGAAGTGTAGGGTGGAAGTAGATAAAGGAGAGCTAACCTATGCAGAATCTATAGTTGGAGAAAGAATTAATGACAATGAGCAGGTTGAGTTTACGGGAGGAGATCAAGAGTAGCGGCAAGGTCTCAGATAATGTTATTCTAGATGATGGCTCTTGGGTTGAGGAAGGGAGTGAAGTTATTAGCAGTGATCCAAGTAAAGTAGTAAACCTCATAAACACAATAGTCAAAGGGAATTCCATATTGTGTATAGATTCAGGGAGTTTGGTTAATTGTGAGTTTGATAGAGCTAAGGTGACGTTAAAAGGGGCTGATGTTGTAGAGTTTAGAGATTGTAAGATAAAAAATAAGTCGGATATTTTCAAGGTAAGAGGTATGAACAAGGCTGAACTAAATCTTAGGCAGAGGTTTTACAAAGTTGAGATGAATAATGCTTCTATAACTTTTCCAGATGGTGAGCTTTTATGTAACAACTTAGTAATGAGAGATAGTAGCCACATACACCTAGAAAACCCACAAGATATTATAATTAGTGATGTAGTAATGGATAAAGATGCTGAAATAGAGATAGAAGGAAATCAAAACCTAACTATAGCTAATGTAGATCTTAGGGAGTATTCGATATTAAAGGTAAAAACAGGTAGAACTAAAGAAGCTGCAAGTGTGGACAATCTTATAGTTCAACCATGGAATACAAAAACAGTTAAATTATGAACGATATAGAAAATGTCACCTTTGAGAATTGTGTTATAGGTGTGATAAAGTCATTTGAAGTTATTGGAAGCGAAGACCTAAAGAATCCCATCGTGTTTAAAGATTGTGTATTTGAGGATGGAGTTTCAGTGGAGATCAAAGTTAATCCTGATAGTATAGTAGAGGTAAATGGACTTAAGATGCGTGAAAAAAGTAATTTAAAGGTAAGAAAGGCATTAGATAAACTTCAAATAAATAACATCTGCATAGGCTTAAGATCTACTTTAAATTTAAACCCAAGAAATGAAACCGAGACTGAAGCATCTTTTACTAATTGCTGGGTTCTAAATGGATCTACTTGGACAATACTAGAGCCCCTAACTTATAAAAATAGGCAGATTGATGGAGATATAGTGTCGGCACCAGAGGAGGGAGGTTTCAGGATAATCTAAACAAACAAAATTATGAGCAACAAAGAAATAAAAGTAAAACGAGAAGAAACAGTAGACGGTAAGACTTTAAAGAGAATAGAATTACCACAGGGAGGACTTGGAGGTTTAGTAGAGTTCCCAGAATTAATATCACCTCAAAGTTTTATCTCTCCTAACTGTACAATCATAGGTAGAGTAGAGGTAGAAGCTGGAGCAACAATAATGGATAACTCTAAGATTGAAGGAGAAGGGTTTATAGGTTCAAAGGCAGTTATCCAAGGTACTAAAATCAAAGGCACAGTTAATATAATAGGTGCAGCAGTTCTCCAAGGTTGTTTATTTGAAGGGGAGATTAACTTAATGGGTAGTGAGATTAAGGATGAGGCTATATGTATTAGAAAAAGCGATATAATTGGAGATGTGTATATTAAAGAAGGGGTTAGGCTTAATAAGTGTAAGTTTGAAGCTAATTTAGAGTTAAAACCTTCTGTAGAGCTTATTAAAACTGAGATAATAAACGATGGAGGTACTTGTGGAGTTGTGGATACTAATTCGCTTAGGAACTTACAAAAATACACTCTAGATTCAACTAATATGTTCAACAAAAATGTAACCGAGAATGAAAATGACTAAATATAAAATAGTAGGAGAGACCTTAATTGATACAGTTACAAATGAGGTAATAAAGGGGGTGAAGATATTAAATGCAGCAGAAGATTTGTATATAGGAGATAATGTAGATTTTGGTATAGACGTGGAAGTTACCCTATCTGACTCAGCAAAGGTTATTGACTCTAAATTTATCTCGGGAAGCAAGGCAGCTATAACAGATAATGCAGTAGTGATTAATAGTGAGTTTCAGTTTGATGGAGATTCAGTTATTAGGGTAGCTAGAAATGCAAAAGTATATAACTCAACACTAAGAGGGGATATTAAAGTTCTAGGGGCTACAGTAGTTAAAGATAGTAAAATCAGGGTTCCATTCCTAGCTCTCAGACTTGATAACTTTATAGAGAATGTAGAATTTATCAGCAACTCCCCAGAAGCTTGTCATGCGTTTGAAAAGTGTTACCTGAAAGATTGTAAGATTAGGTATGGTAATGAGCCTGGAGATGACAACAAGTATAGAGGTATTCATATGATAGAGAGTATTTTAATGGGTGTTGAGAATATTGGGGCTAGGTTTCCAGATCAAGTTAGAAATTCGCTGGTGATTGAAAAAGTCTATGCGGATGGAGATCAAATACAAGAAGGTACTATGGAAGTGTTTAAGGCTGATTTGACAGAAGATGAAGAGAAGTGGTAAAGCAGCTAGGATGAAGGAAGATAACCCTATTTGCTTTAAGGAGTCTAAGATTGAAGAAGCAGGGGTCTATCTATCTGAAGGTTCTTCTATAAGTGATAAATCTTGGGTAGTGGATTCCAGAACCTCTTTCGTTAATTATAGTGAGATAGGAGATAATATATTCTACCTGGACAGTGGCTTTATAATGGAGGAGGATTCTAAGTTTAATGGTAGTCTATTTTCAAGAGGAGGGGAGTCTAATTTACGCCTATTCTCCACTAGTGTTGATGCAAATGTGAATATACTTGGTGAATGTTACCTTACTCTTTCAAATTCAAATATAGAGGGGAACTTTGTAGTGAGAGGCGAAGGTGGTAGACTTAATTGTGTGAATGTTAATATCCTTGGTAATGTGATAATTGAGCTACCTAAGAATTCATCCATAGACTTAGTAAATGTAGAGATTCATGGGGACTTGATTTTAGACAGTGTTAGTTATTTACGTATGGGAGAATGTTCGGTTTTTGGATACAACACTATAGTCAAGAAAGGAATAGGAGATTTGAGAATGGAGAATTGTCACTATAATAACTCTGGGTACAACGAATATAATTTAACAACAGATACAGTATGGAAGGAGAAAATAGAGGGAAGCAAGCACATATAGTTGATAAAGGCTGGTATTACTTAGATAAGACTTTGGTTGGTGGTGAGTCACAGGATTGTTTTGCAGCTATTGATAAGTCTACAGATTATGTTATGGGTTATTTCTCAGAGTTAGCCAAAGTAGAGGAGGGCGCTAAAGTTAGAGATAGCTTACTGTATGGAAAAGTGTTTGTGAGTAAGGATTCAACCGTGCTTAATAGTAATATCGGCAATCCTGAAGGTGAATCTATAGTAATCATTCAAGGTAAGTCTAATATTGCATACACTACTATCAGAACTAATATTGTTAGGAGGGATTCACAGGTATTTATTATAGACTCTAAAGTTGAACTGGCTACATTTAGAGTTAGATCTGGGACATTGACAATAAGAAACTCTACAGTAATAGGTGCCAACCCTCCCTCAATAACAACAGACATAGGGCAATCTAATAAGTTTCTAGATAGTGGGATTATTGTGGATTCTTTAGTTTACTTAGGGAATAACAACAACATGAGTATAGGGAACTTTATCATTAGCAATAGTAAGGTTAATTTAGATATTTTAGATGAGCGATTTCAGAGATCTAGAATAATTAGTAATATAGACTGTATGAGAAATCTTAATCTTCCAATCAGCTTACCAATAATTAATAACAGATCAATATGAAACTAGACTTAGAAGATAAGAAAGTAGTAGATGGAGTTACGGTATATAGACTAATTGTAGATGGAGTAAGTTGGGGACACGTAGAGAGTTTAAAGAATGTAGGTCGAGAAGCTAAGGTTTTAACGGGTTGTGTAGTTATGGGAAATGCTTATGTAGGTTCAGGTCATGTAAGAGGAGACTCTAAGGTAAGCGGAAATGTTCAAATATCTGGTAACTCTATTATACATAACTCAAACTTAACTGGGAATGTACAAATAGATAGGGGATGCTTAATTGACAACTCTTCTATCTCAGGGAATGTAATGGTAGTAGGTGGAACTAAGGTAGAAAATTCCATAATAGACGTTGAAGATGGAGCCTTAATACTATCTGAAGAGACTTACGTTGGAGATAGCTGGCTTACAAAATCAGGGGTTTACTCAGAGTTCAATATCAACAAAATTAACGAAAAACAAGAAGAATCATGACAGAAGAAAAAGTGTATATCAACCCAGAAGAGACTCTAAAGTTTACTGAGAATGGTGGTAGTTATAAAGTAGAGATGCTGCCGAAACATGAACTATACTACACAATTAGACATAAGTTTGGGGGAAGCGTAGAGGATCCTAAATGTATGGACTATAACTCTTGGATAACTTCTGGGGTTCATGTTTCTAAGAATTCAAGATTATCTAACACTCAAATATACGGTGAATCTAATAATGAGCTGAATAAGGGATCTCTATGGGTATCGGATAACTCTACTCTAACGGACTGTATTATTGAAGCTGGAGGGTGTTATTTAAATAGGCTTAAGAGGTGTAACTTATCAGGCGTAAAATCATCAGGTTCATTTGGAAGAGAGGCTGCTGGATTAGAGTTTAGGGATGTCAGTATGATAGGGAATATTTTAATCAGCACTATAGGGAAAGGGAGATTACTTAGAATGAATAATGTAGATGCTAGGGGAGTTCTTAGATTAAGTTTAGTCCAAGCAGATAAGTCTAAGGTTGAAATTACAGACTCTATCTTTAATGGGAATATAATGTTGGAATTAGATGCGGAGAGTTGGGATACTGATGTTCATATAAAGGATTGTGGATTTACAGGGGATTTGATTGTAAGCGTAAAAGAAAACTTAGAGAACAAATGGCACAAATAAAGATAGATCAATACGACAGGAAGGATTTTAAAGATCATAACGGAGATAGTATAGGGCTTGTATATAGAGTGGTTAATAAGGAGACTGAAGAAAAGGGTGGATATGTGAGTCTGACTGTTAGATTTAGTGGAGATAGCTGGGTTGAAGAAGGAGCTACTATATTCCACGTTAATGATAATAATCCTGCAACAACCCTTAATCTCAATGACACTATAGTTAAGAAAGGTTCTAGAATTGAGTCTCATAGAGCAGCAACATTAGTGGGGTGTGAGATTTATGGTTCTTTACAAATGGGAGTATCAGAAGGTTATGCCCTAGAAGATCCAATAGTTCCCATAAGACTCGACAATGTAAGGATTAGAGGAGGAAGCAGTTTAAAATTATTTGGTGAAGGCTTTATTGAGGTGATTGATATGTGTTTAGAGAAGGAGGCTATGGTGGATATTTCTGATTTTGAGTCGATAATAATAAATGACATGTATATCGAGAACTCTGACATCGGCTTATCTGGAAATAGTGAACATATAGAAAGATTAATGATAGATGGGTTTGGGTTATCCTCTGCTTGTCTATTTCAGGGTGTGTCATTATATAGAGATGTAGTAATTAGCGATGTTCATTTTAGTGGAGAGGTGGATATTAAGCTAGACGAAAAGTATGATGAAACGTTAGGGAATCTATTAATGACAGGAATAAGGTATCCAGAAACACACAAAGAAATTAACATACTACTAGACGAAGAAAACATAATAATAAACAAACTAGAATGAAAGAAGAATTAAGAGAAGCATTAAGCAAAGAACTCCCGTTAGAAGCATTACAACCTATTCCGGGAAAACCATACCTAACTTCAATAAAAGGGATATATGTAACGGAAAGATTTAATGAAGTGTTTGGAGTAGGTAGTTGGAGAGTAGAAGTAGAGTTCGTAGAGAGGAAAGAAGATGCTGTAGTAGTTAAGGTCATATTTGAAGTTCCAGAGAAGAATATCTATTACGAGTGCTATGGAGGGAATAACAATAAAGACCTTGGAGATGCGTATAAAGGGGCTACAACAGATGCATTAACAAAGATAGGAAGTTATTTAGGAGTAGGATTAGAAGTGTTTAAAGGTAAAGTAAGTCTAATCTCCAATGATGACCTAAAGAGAAAGATTAACAACTACAAGACTACAAAAGATTACCAAGAACTGAAAGGATATACACTAAAAGAGGATCAGAAGGAGTTTGTATCAGCACAGTTCAATAAGCTAAAAAAGTAAAGTTATGGGAATGTCTAAGGAATACTTCACACAGCTACAGGACGAGTTTGCAAATAGAGTAGCTATGGTAGAAGAAGGATATTTATCACCACTAGACGCAGCACTTGAGTTTAGAAAGGAGCAGGAGATGTTTGAGGAATTGATAAAGAGTCGTAAGGATTGGTGTAACACTTTTTCAACCCAGATAGCAAATGAAGCAAGTGATTATGGAAGTGATGGGTATAAGGGTTATAAGTTTGAGAGTAGAGTTAACACAAGATATGACTACACTGACTTAGAAGAATGGATGGAATTGAATAAGAAACTAAAGGACTATGAGGCTATGTGTAAGGAGAACTACAATGATCCTAAGTATAACGGAGAAGAGAAGCCTAAGGTAATTCATTCAGACAGACACTTGAGAATTAGTAAAATCAAAGGGTATGGGAAGGATAGAGAAGAATGAAACATGCACACTAAATAATAGTCTCACACTCTACAGATACTATAATGATGATGGAACTACGGGAGGTTGGGTTAGGTGTGAGGAGAATGTGGTGGATAGTTATTTAGGAGAAGAGGTTTATATTATTAGTGAGGAGGCCAGGGTCATAAATTCATCTATCTACTCCAAATCTATAATACAAAATGATACAGTAATAGAGGGGTGTGGGATAGGTAGGATTAATGTAACTGGAGAGAGTACTGGAATTAGGCTTATAGGCGTTAATTTAATTGAGGTTATGTTTGCCAATTGTGAGAATGTAAGTATTGTCGAATCTGGTTTTAAGGAAGAGGGGATTAGATTTGTAGATGTTAAAAGTTTTCTAGCTAATAATTGTAACTTCTTATCTAATGGGGCTATAAAGAATTGTAAGAATGTTGTACTAGTGGATTGTGAAATTAGAACAGAACTAGATGACGTTAATACTTTTATAGCTGTAGATAGTGAATCAGGTGAACTACTCCAAAAGAGGAGCTTCAAGATAACTCTAGGGAGTTACCTGGCTAGTCCCTAGCCCTACTTTAAGTATATTAAGAGATGCATTATAGTCTCTATCTAAGGTTAAACCACAGTTAGGACAAATGTATTCTCTATCAGTTAACTTTAAATTATTATTTATATTACCACAATTGCTACAACTCTTTGAACTAGGATAATACTTAGGTATAACAATTAAGTTACAACCATATAGTTCAGCTTTGTAAGTTAAAAGTTGTCTAAAGGTATACCAAGAACAATCTAAGATTCTCCTAGAGAGGTCTTTACTCTCTTTTAGCATACTAGTTATATCTAAATCTTCTATAGCTATACTATCATAAGTAGTTACTAGTTTCTTAGTTAGTTTATGAATAAAGTCTAACCTTTGATTAGTAATTTTCTCATGAAGTTTGGCTATATCTAGTCTAACTCTACTACTCTTAGATTTACTGAATTTAGCTTGTAATTCTTTAAGCTTAACAAGGTTACGCTCTAGAAATAACGGATAGAATATCTTGGTTCCATCTGAAAGTGTAGCATAAGTTTTAATCCCTAGGTCTAATCCAGTAGCGGAGCTAGGATTCACCTCTGGTTTAGCTGGTACTTGGCTATCGTACTCAACTGTAAGTGAAACATAATGTTTACCTGAAGGATTTAACTTAATAGTGGCATTTTTAATTGTACCTATGATTTCTCTATGAAGTTTAACTTTAATGCCCTCCTTAAATTTGAATATCTTTAGTCTATTTCCATTAACTATAGATATATTCTGAGGTACTCTAAAGCTAAACTTATGAGTCTTCCTAGATTTAAACTTAGGAAAACTAGCTCTACCTTCAAAGAAATTTTTATAAGCTCTATCCAAATCTCTTAGTACAGCTTGTAGGGTTTGAGAGTTAACCTCGTTTAACCAAGAATTTTCCTCAAGTTTCTTAAGGTGAGTTAAAGCGTAACTAAGTTCATTGTAAGATAGATTAATCTTTAGTTCATCATAGTAGTACTTTTTAAACTTAAGCATAGTATTATAGACAAACCTAGCTGAACCAAAGTGCTTATTTAGTAGGACTTGGTCTGCCTTATTAGGATATAGTCTAAGTTTGTATGCTTTGTTTAGTTTCATGGGGCAAATATAAATATAATTTTAAAATTAACAAAGTATTTAATAATAAAATGAGTATAAAAAAAAAAATGATAAATACAACTAAGTTTTTAAGGTTACTACTAGAAGATGAAGATGTAGACTTAACTGATGAGGATTTAGAGCTTAGTTTTAATAGTGGAGACGGCACTTATTTATTACACTCTGCATTTACTAACTGTTTTATAGATTGGACTAGAGATGACCTTTTAAGCTGTTTTGATAAAGATACTCGACTAGTTACAGAAGATGAGTGGACTAATAATTATTTCGTGAGGTATAAAGGCGAGATCAAGTATGGAGCGATTGTAGATGTTAATAGTGTGTTTATAGCGAGTGATGTTACGTTTTTAGGTGATGGATTTAATAAGAATGTATTTTCAAACCTCACCATCGTTAATTCTAAAGCTGTTATCAATAATCCTCTCTTATCCAGCTGTTACATCATAGGAGAATCTTCTGAGGTAAGTATAATAAATAAAATAGGGTCATCAGGGCATTGGAGAAGAGAACATTTAGAGTTAGCTTTCTACCAGTCCTCGGATCCCTATAAAGGTTGTAAATTCAATATGACCTCAGAAGTAATGGATGACTACCTAAAAGAGATACACATAACCTTCTTATCAGACTGTGATAACTCTAAGATAGTAATAGATCTAGAGAAGTATGTAGGTATGAAGAAAGTGAATATTAGTTTTGGGGAATTGGCTAGGGATAATATGATAGAGTTAATAAATGTATCAAAAGAAGTAAAAGTGAATGTAAATGGTGATGGAGTGTACAAGAATAAGACCTTAGTGAATGGGAAACTTACTCCTAATCCAATTTATTTAGCGTGTTAGAAGTCATGAAAGATACAATGAATAAAATAGCCTTAGAGTTAGAAGGAGTTAATATGGAGGATGTTATAGGTTTCAACAAGCACCATAGATTCCAAACTGACTATGACTGGGTGAATTTATATGTACTGCAAGTTAGGGGTATAGACTGGAGAAGTGGTAATGGTTTTGTAGAGCGGTGTTTCAAAAAGGCTAAGACTCTAAGGAAACACAAAGGTCTGATGAAGATTAACTGGAAGGGAGATTATGAGGTTAGCCAGGACACTAAACCGCTGAATGACTTAGAATTAATTGGATCAGATGCAGCTATTAAGTTTAGTGATTATATACGAGAACGAAAGCTTAGGACAGTTAGTTTAGTTGGTTCAAAGGTGTTAGTTAATCATTTATTCGCAGCGTCTAGGTATGAGATAAGAGAAGGGTCTAACTTAACTGTAGAAGGAGAATTTAAACCAAAGCCGGGGAGTTATAGTGGCTTAGAGGTTACCTTTTCATCTACAAGTGGAATAGTGGGTAGTACCTTTGAGTTAAGCTCTAAGGTGAAAACAGATGTTCAACTAGTTCTAAAGATTACAATGTATAGCTCAAATAATAAAGTAAAATTAGATCTAAGTAAAATTCCAAATGCCCAGGTTAATATTCTGTTTTACAATACATCTGGAGGATCTCATATAGCTAAGGACAACTATGTTAAGATTATTGGAATGAAGAATGAAGGTAAGCTAACTGTAAATACTAACAAAGAAAATTCAAATACAGTAATAATAAATGGAGAAAAATGGACAGAGAAAAGCTGGTTAAGATAGTTTTAGAGAGTGAGGAAGATTTGGATTTAGGGGATATAAGAATGTTGCAAGAAAAAGATATCCCTGATTCCCTCTTCATTACTGAGCTTAACACATTAGCTGGAGATTTAGATTGGAGCATTGGAAGCCCAGCTAGTGAGTGTTTTGAGGAGAATGAAATAATTAGGTCTCCTTCTCCTCTCTATATAGGCTATCATCGAGACTCTTCAAGGGAGGTCGTTAGGTTTGTTAACTATAGGGGTGAGTTTAAGGATTCAGTTCTAAAGACGAGAGATAAGGCGGTAGAGTTTAGAGCTTCTGATGTAACTATCTCAAAAGACTTCAATGAATATAAACCGAAAATTAAAACTTGTGGCAGTAAGGTCGTGTCTAATATGTATGGGGGGTTTTACGGAGTGGTTAATAGATTCTAACAGTGACGTGAAAATTGTGAATCTTAGTGAATCTTGGAGCCCAGTTGATGATATTTTGATTTCAGTAGTTGGAGATAATTCAGAGTTTGTGTTTCGTAATGAAGTTTTTCTAGAGACTAGGATCAATGTTACTTTGGTTTTGTATGGAGAGAATAATAAGGTAATAATAGATATGGATAACTTTGGGATTAGATCTGGAGTAACGCTAAAGAGAATGTCCTTTGCTAAAAATAATGAAGTAATAGTGAGACATATGGTTCCAGAGTTTGTTGTTAAAACCGAAAAGAACTTAACAGATAATAATAACACACTGAAAATAGAAAGAATACATGATGACTAAAGAAGAATTGTGTAGAAGGGTTGCAGAGTTAGAGAATGTTGATCTGTTTATTGTAGATGAGATGGCGTACACTAGAAACTTAAATGATGCACTGAGGGTTCTAGCTAAGTATAGAGGGGAGGTTGTAGGTAGTTTGTTTGGTGAGAATGAGATACTTGTTTTAGATGAAGGTACTAGGAATTGGAAGTTTTGGAGAGCATTCAACTATAATAAACCTGAGATCTCACTAAAAGAATATCGAGACAGTAAGTTCTTTGGTTTCTTTGGGAGTGAGACTATTATTAAGGATGTAGCTTTTCATGAGTTTGTAGCTTTTGTATTGCATGATAGTATAATAACAGCTCACCTAGGAAATAACTCTAGTGTACATCATTACGCCTTAGATTCTGATAGTGAGCTGCATGTGGTTAATGGGGCTGTCACTCTTCCTTCGTATCTTAGTTTTGCAATGGAGGGGATGGGGAGTAAGTTAACCTTTAGATCAAATACAGCTCCAGAGAAAGATTTCAGTTTAGATATAGAGATTGCCACTCACTTCAATACGCTGGATATAGACTTGATGAAATTTAGGAAAGGAGTTGTAGATTTAACGATGCATGGTGGTTGTAAGGGTTGTAGAATTAATATAAACGCTAGGTATCCTTATAAATCAGTAAAGCTCGGTATTAATGGCGGTAATGAGATGTTTGAAGATAATGAGATAATAATAAACGGAATTAGACAGTATGAACAAAGAGAAAATAATACGGGAGCTCTTACAGGATAATAACATTAAGTTTGACTTTATTAGGAGTTTAGAGAGGAGAGGATCTGACTTTGACTTTGTGAACCTAGCCTTACAAGCGAAAACAGATGACATGTCTAAGGTCTACCCACATTTCGGTAAAGAGTTTGTCATATGGGAAGTTCCGAAAACCGTTCCTAGTGGCATTATGATTAACTTTGATGGACATGTTTCAAGTGTTCCTAGATTATTTACAAAGGACTTAATCGATAAACTCTCTGCTCTCTATATTCATAATTGTAACGTTCAGAGTTTTAGTGGGTATAAGAGTTGGTTTGTTGAAGCTTACACTGCACTTAGAGATAGTAACTTGAAGCTTTGGGATTTTAATTTTTCAAGGAAGGGTTACTCTCTAGCTGGTGATACTACTTTAGAAATATTGAATGTAAAACCTCTAGTAACTCCCTACGCTCTAAGATTCAATATCCTCAGGTCTAACAACGTGCTTAATATATCTTCTAAAGTTGCTCCAGTCGGTGGCACTAAAGATTATATGATTGAACTAGACTTTAGATATGAGGGAACTACAAACAACAAGGTGATAATAGATATGGAGAACTTGAGCGGTTGGAATGTAGAGATTATATTTGGTGATTTTTGTAGAGATAATGAAGTGGATATAATTAATGTTAAAGATGACCGAAATGTAATAGCCAATTATTATTTGAGTGAGAATTCTGTTAGGGTAGAAAATATAGTTAAAGTAAATGGAATCAGGAAGCTATGAATTGTACCGGAAGTTAGTAGAGTGTGAAACCTTGCCTATAAAAGAATTAGGAGAGTTGAATTTTCTTAGTTATTTTGACATAGTGTATATACTATTCTCTAGTAAGTTTGGGAAATTTCTTGGGGATGGTAGGGTTTATGCGATGTTTAAGGAGTTTGAAATTATTAGACAAGACGATATAGCACTTGGAGGTAAGCCTTCGTTCATCTTAGTTAATCACAGTATCGACAATGAGGTTAATTTAAAGGAATACCTAAATACCACAGGGATTTTTCGCTTTATCGATATAGTGAATAGTGAACTTAAGATAACAAGTGAGGATAATAAGTGTCTCGTGAGCAATATAGGCATCCTTGATAGCAAAGTTAGTATTGACAACCTACTCTTCTCCAGTGGATCCTATATTCTTCTAGATAGAACTGAGTTTAACATGGATCACAAAAGAAGGTTTCCAATTTGGGGAGCAGTGAAGAATTTCCTACGTTTTTGGGATGAAGATGATTCTAGGTATATAAGTAGGCAGTATAGACTTTTAGGGGATGAGTGTAGTTTGGCGATAAAGTCTAGTGTATACATTGGGAGTGATTATGACTTCTTTTTCCACATCACGATTCGCTCTTGTAATAGTAAAGTGGAGATTGATTTGACTAATTTTCGATACGCCGCTGTTGAGTTTGATTTTCATAAAGGGGCTGAGAATAATGAGATTAACATAATAGCCGGTCCAAGAAGGGTTACACTTAATGGTACGTATTGGGATTATAAAAGTGTAAATAAAATAACATTAAACGGAGAAAATTATGAATAGAAAAGAAATAACGAGAGAGCTACTTCAAAATGAGAAGAACCTAGTAGTAATTGAAAAGGAAACCTCACTGAAAAACAACACATTAATAGAGAGATGAATGCAAAACCAATAATGAGGCAGATACTTGAGAGTGAAGAGTTGGATCTAGGCTTTCTTAGGAGATTTGAAGCTACCTCTACTGATGATTATGGGCTCGTGACTGCTCTAAAGATGGACCATGAAGGGAAGAGTGTGTTTAGGAAGACGTTTGAAAAGAATACTGTAGTTACCAAATCTTACAATAGTCTAGTTTCAGATTTCTACTTGATCAACATGAGTGGTAAACAGAAAGCCTCAGAGTTAGGTGTACTAATTGGGAGGAGTATAGAGATTTTAGATAGTATATTCAGCTTGGAGTTAGATATTGAAGGTGAGTTTGCTAAGGATTTATTTGTCTCTGGCAGTATCGTTAAGCTTGATAGATTTGACTTAGTTTTTGATGAGACCTTTGTTTGGTATAGTTCGAGTTTAGAGATCGCTCAGAGTAAACCTAGAGGCCCTGGCATTAGTTCATTTCACTATAAAATATTCGGTTACAGTAGTTTAAGTATATCGTCGGAAGTGACGGAAGAATCTAAAAATACGTTCAACTTAAATCTAAAAGGAGATGATATTACATTAGACTTAGACTTTACTAACTTACCTAATAGTTCGATCGTAATTCAGGGTGGGGTACACGATAGAGATAAAGGCTGTGAAATAAATATAACTCATCCAGATCCCACAAGAATAACAATAAGAGATCTAAGTATTAACAAGAATAAACTAACAATCAATGGAAAGAGAAAAGTTATACAAAGCTTTGCTAGAGGATGAAGGTTTTAAAGGCAGTTCTCTAAGTATTCTCAACAACCATATATACTCTGCTCACCCTAATGTAATCATCAACTATATTTCAAGAGATCCTGTAGATTTTAGATTAGGTAGTGAGATTAGCGAGTGTTTTGAGGAGAATGAGGAATTAAGTGATCATGGGAGCGAGGTTAAGTATTTTGCTAAGGTTACAAGTGATGAGTATATAATTCCTAATGCCCGACAAGTTAAGTATTTCTCCAGTAAGTTTAAGCTAATGGATGAATTTCAAGGGTTATATTCAGTAGAGCATGTTGACTTATACGGATCAGAATTAACAACTATAACTCCACCTTCTATATCATGCATCAATTTAGAAAACCACTCCAGGGCAATCATTAATCTAAAAGAACATAGTAAGCATGGTGGGATTAAGTTAAGTGGAATAGCTATAAAAGGCAAGAACACTGAGATAATTATGAAAGCTGAAGTGGAGGATAAGATTAAAGAGGGGAAATTTTACTTATGGATCACTGGAGAGAATAGTAGAGCTGAATTAGATCTTAGGAAGTTAGAGCTAAATGAACTCGAGGTATTCTTCAACCACTCAGACCCTAATCACTATATTCACCTAAAAGTAAGTCCAGAAACTAAGGTTAATTTTGGTTTTTGGAATAGTGATACTAAAGGTGTGAGGGTTATAGTTGAAGGCGGCAGTTCTATAAATGCAAGTGAGTTAATTAATAGTGGAGTAGATTATGAACAGAGATAAATTAATTAAGACCCTACTTGAACATGAAGAAAACTTAGATATAGATGACTTGAAAAACCTTAATGATTCCCTACATGATTTTGATTTCTTGACTAGAGTTGATGCAGAATGTCAGGAGTTAGATTGGGAAAGAGGCGGAGCTTTAAGTAAGTGTTTTGGTAGGAATGAGGTTTTGCATGTACGTAATGAGTTCTTTATGGGAGGTAATTCTTTAAGAGGGCCACACTACAAAACAATACGAGTAATAAACTATAGAGGTGAAATTCCAGGATTCTTAGTGGCAAATAATAATGAGAGTTTAGATATTAGGGCATCAGAGGTGGATCTTGAGAAGTGCAGAGATTATATCCAGTCCATTATAGTTAGGGGAAGTAAAGTTGAATCGAGTACTACTAACAAAACAGGACTATGGATGATAGATTCTAAGAGTGATGTTAAAATTGTTTCTAGATCTGACCACCCTCCTATGCAAACGGTTCTAATAAAAGTAATGGGAGACAATTCATCTATCTTATTCGGCTCAACGGTTAAAAGAAAAGAAGCCCAGTGTGTTAATATTGAGATCTTCGGGAATAACAATAAAATAGGAATCGATCTAAGTAATTTTGGAGAGAAGTCTAGGGTTGAGCTTAGAGCTTTGAAATCAGCTGAGGGAAACAAGATATGGATTAGAGGAGTTAGGAAAGATTTAATTTATGCAGATGATGGAGTAGACTATGAAGAAATTAGATGATACGAAGCGAAACGAGATTATTAAAAGACTATACGAAGAGGATCACCCAATTGAAAGAGTTAATCAAATTAAAAATTATACGGACGAGTGGAATGATCTTGGATTTTTAAAGAGTCTAGTTAACTTGGTGAATCTTGATTGGAGACCTAATAGTTGGATTTCTGGTATGTTTAAAGATCAGCAGGTATTTGAAGGGGAGGATATGTGGTGTATCGATGAGCTTATTGTAGTTAATGCAAAAGGTACTCAGGTGTTCAAGTTCGATAAAAGGTACAAAAAGATAGTGTTCCTCTGCTCTGACTTTAAAACCACAACGGTATATAGAAATGATAGGATGAATAAAGTGGTGCTCTATGGATCCACCTTCAAGACTATGAGCTATATCCCAGTGATAAACCTAGAATTACACTCAAACTCAGAATTACAAGTGGATATAGCTGAAGAGTGTGCTCCTTGGTCACTTGAGTCTATAAGCTTGTGGGAGAGTGGAAAAGTTAGCATAAAGAGTGGTGTAGAAATTAACCTTAACTTACTCAGACTGTACATACACGGATCTTCAAACGAGGTGGACTTGGACTTAACTAACTTCAACTTTACAGGGAGATTTAGAGTGGTGTTTCAAGGAGAGAATTGTGATCAGAATAAAGTAAGAGTAAAGTTAAATTCAGAGACTCGGTTTATAGTAGATACGGCTGAATTAGGAAGTGGAAATGAATTAACTATAGAAGGAGGTAGAATTGATGAACACTTAAGTAAAATAGGAGAAAAGTTAAAATATGAATGGAGAGGATAAGAAAAATTATATAGAGTTGTATACAGACGGCAGCTATGATATGAGAAAGAAAAGAGGTGGCTGGGGCTGTTATATGGAACTGAACTTTGGTAAGAAGGGATATAAGAGGCTATATGGAAAAGAGGAAGGGACTACTATAAACAGATTAGAACTCTTGGCTGCTATTAATGGTCTTGAATATTTAACAAAGCATGGATTCAATAAATTCTCAACTACTCTCTATACTGATTCTCAATATGTAGTAAATGAGGTCAACCATAGTAGTAATTTAGATTTATGGGAGAAGTATGAAGAACTAAAGGAAGGTTTTGAGGATTTGAAGATAGAGTGGATGAAAGGACATGAGGAGGAGAAAAATGGAAACACTATTGCTCACTACCTCAGTAAAAAATACAAATACGACGAAAATGACAGGAAGAAAAAGTGATTTTGAAAGAGAGGAGAATAGAGGTTGTTTAATTGAGATAGGCTGGTTTTTACTTTATATATTAGGTGTGATAATACTTGGGCTGATATTGAAGTGGAAGGGTAGTTTAGTATGGCCAGCCTTGATTTATCCATTCATTAGGTACATTTGGTTTAAACTTTGTGAATATAACGATAAAGATAAGTAGCAATATGGGAGGATGTCTTAGTGAATTTGGTAGGTTTATCTTGTTCTTAGCTTGTGTTGTACTATTTGCAGCATTAACAGGAACTAAAGTAAACCTTATAATGTCAGCCTTGTGTTATCCACTTATTAGGTTAATCGGGCTAAAACTTTGGAGAGAAAAAGAAAATAACAATAAAAATGAGCAATAAAGATGACAACCTCAGATTCCACTTATTATTCAAGGGTATCAACGGAAGAAATATTATGAAGTCGGTTGAAGAGTTGTGTCCAGTTTTGTTTGGTAATTTAACTGACAATTTGACACTAAATGATGACAGCAAAATATTCTTTAAAGATTCGAGTTGGACTTTTGGAGTTAGGCTTAAGGAGATTCAAGGGTTGTGCAATAAAGAGGGTATCGAAGTTCTAGTAATTTGTTTGTGGGGAGCTGAGCATAGAACCATTAAAGATATGAGTAGGACTATGTTTCACTGGTTTAAAAAGAAAGATTAACAATTTAAAGTTTATAGATTATGAATTCAATGTTTAGAGTAGCAGCGTATACAGCTATGACAGTTATCGGATTAATAGGTTTGAAGAATGAAGGAGTAATAGAGTTTGACACTAAGAAATTATTAGACCTATTTAAATAACTTCATAGGCTAGTCTAACAATCATCAACCAAGGGAGTTTAGTAAAATGAAGAAAAGTTTAAACAGTTTACCGAAAGAGCTGTATTAATAAGGGTTAACAATAAAGCAGCCCATGTTAGTTAGTTCAACTTTGGTAAGACTGAAAGGGAAGTAGAATCGAATAGATGAATTTAATTTAAGAAAATGGTTTAGCTTCATAAAGGTACATTTTAGCTAAGATCTCTTTAAAGTAAGGTAAATATACTAAACTAATAGAGATAATCGATTTTTGATACCTTTATGAGCTTATTAGGTTAATCTCTGGCGGGGTCATTAGATCCCCGCCCAGTTCATCTAAAGTTAAATCGTATAATAAAAAGTAGAAATAAAATAAGCTAAACTTTCTTGGTTGATTTTTTTTTTAGTTATATATTCAATTTAGGAGCGAAGTGTAACGTAGCGACGCTATAATAATATTAATATATCCTTATAACATGGGTAGGTTTATATTTAATTGATTTTCAGTTAGTTAAATAAATAGGTAAGCTAATAGATTGATTTTTAGAGTTTTAACTATTTAGTTCTACTTTTTTATAACTTATTTATAAATTTTGGCATGATTTTTGATAATAATTTAAGATAATGTATTTAACAGAGAGACATATAATAAAGAACAATAAAGAGTTAGACGAATTATGTTTTAACTCTAAAAATCTATACAATAAAGCTTTATACTTAATTAGACAACATTACTTTGAAACGGGAGGTTATCTAAATTACTATGATGTTAATAAATTAATGATTGAATCTAAAGATGTGGATTATTACGCAGTCTCTACTAGAGTTTCTAATGAAACCTTAAGGTTACTCGATAGGAACTTTAAGTCATTCTTTGCTCTGCTTAGGATGAAGCAGAATGGTGACTGTGATAAATCCATTAGAATACCTAGGTATTTAGATAAACAAGGTAGATATACAGCTATTTTTAATAAAGAAGCTATATCAAAGAAGTATTTAAAGAAAGGTATAATCAAACTATCTAAATTATCTATAGAAATACCCACTAAAAAGGCTAACGAGTCTAACTTAGTTGAAGTAAGGGTTTTACCTAGAAACAACCATCATGTAGTTGAAGTTGTATATAAAGTTGAACAAAAGGAACCTAAAAGTGATAACGGAAGATACGCTTCTATAGACTTAGGTTTAGATAATTTAGCTACAGTTGCATCTAATGTGGTTAAACCTTTTATTATCAATGGTAGACCCTTAAAGTCTATCAATCAATACTATAACAAAGAAAAAGCTAGACTACAGTCACACTTAAAAGGTAATAAGAAAACAACTAAAAGAATCTATAGTATATCAAATAAACGAAATAACAAAGTTAAAGATTATTTACATAAAAGTTCTAGAAAGATAGTGAATTTTCTAGTTTCTAACAATATTAGTACTCTTATAATAGGTTATAACGAGGAGTGGAAACAAAACATTAACTTAGGTAGAACTAATAATCAATCTTTTACTAATATACCTTTTTATACTTTTATTAAACAATTAGAATATAAGTGTAAACTAGAAGGTATTAATGTTATACTTACAGAAGAATCTTATACATCTAAGTGTAGTTTCCTTGATGGTGAAACCCTAGAGGAACATGAAAATTATCTAGGTAAGAGAATAGAAAGAGGATTATTTAAATCAGCTAAAGGTAAATTAATTAATGCTGATCTTAATGGTTCACTAAATATTCTAAAGAAAGTAGTTGGAGAATTTCAGTATCCAATAGAGGCGTGTAGCACGCCATTAAGAGTTACGCTTTAGTGATTCTTATAAAACTTAATACATTGATTTTCAACTTTGTTTTAAGTAGTTACCGGCTAGAACTCTGTGGAAATCCTTATAGGTGTAAAAAGAAGATTTTGGCCTGGTTTTTGCTATATCTTCTTTGTGAGTTTTTGAAAATAAAGTTTAACACCAAAATCACCAATATATTATGATAGCTATTTCCAATGATTTATTCAACAAGAAGCTAAGAGAAAATTCAGACAACATCCTAAACCAATTATTAAGCGGAGAAGGAATTAAAGATTTCACATTGGTATTCATCTCAAGTAATCCAGAAGAAGATGCTAAGAGTTGTATGCCAGAAATATTAAAACGTAACCCTAAGATTGTATATGAAAATTCTAAGGGGTACAGAAATCAAGACAAATTATCACCAAAAGCATTAGATCAGTTAGTTGACAAATATAACACATCTAACAACATTCTAATTTTTAAAGACTTCCTAGATTCAGTTAATGTTTACGATAGAGCTAAGTGTAGATTCCAAACATTGATGCACGAACTAAGAAGCAGAAGATGTTCAGTTTTAGTTAATTATGATGTAGAAGAATTTAGAAGACAATCAGACAAAAACATAAACTGGTCATATAGAAAAGGAAAATCAGATGCAGCTAAGAGGTTTCATATTGCCCTTAGAAATCCAGAAAATGCTTACATACTTAACTTGGAGACTGAGAAATACTTTAAAGGTTATGATCCAAGAAATTATAAAAGCAAGAGATTACCTGACATTAAGAAAGAAGCTGATGCGTATAGAGAAAAAGTTGTTCATTCAATAGAGGCACTTAAGTCGTTTATTAGAGATATGAGCTGCAACTTTACTATATTCGAACAACAAGACAAGGAAGGAATAGAGAAAGCTTATAACAAGAGACTAGGGACAGTTAATCTTAATATAGCAGGTCCTTGTGTTCAGTCAGATTTCTTTAAATACTCAAGTAGATCTAAAGCTGAGAAGTGGATGGATCCTAAGGAGTTTACTTTCAGGTCAGACGAAAATGGGAATATGATTGTACCTAAAGCTGTTCACTATAATTTAAGAAGTGCACCTAATTTTGACAGGAACAAAGTATGGATGGAAGAAGGTAAGACTTTCACTAGATACGCCTTTGAACATGATGGGGTAACTCCTATTAGCTTCCTCAAGACTCACATATACCTCTTTACTGGAATAATTACACCGAGTTTGCATGTAGATGTTGAACTAAACTTAGACCCTACCTGTGAATTATCTGGAAGGTATTACGAAAGATATATCCAGATGCTAAACTATTATGAAGGAAGGGGTCATATCTACAGAACTCACGAAACATCTAATATAGGATACGAGTTTATGGTTTTAGGTAAGATCTTTGATATGGGAGCTCAGTTGGATCTATCCTTCCAAACAATAGCTAGGTTAATCTTAGAGGAAGTAGGGGAAAAACCGCTTTTAGAGAGATTGAGAGAGGTTTTAGCAAATAAGAAAAAGAATCCAGAAAAGTTCCCTAGTTATGACATCAATGAACTAGTAGCAGCAAAACAAAAAGAACTCGAACAACTAAAACAGAAATAATTATAATATATGGACAACACACAACAGGGCTCCTCAGGGGTGGATATAAGGTCTACTCGCTTGATGGAGGTGTACCAGCAGATTAGTTCAGAAGACTCAATTAACTCTATGACACTGATCTTATCCTCATTTGAACGGAATACATCTTACAACAAAGTACTCCGGGATATCGAATCTGTACTAAACATTAACGGGAAGAACAGAACGATTATCAAAGAATGGGAAGAAGATCAGAATCAGGAAGTTGATGAGGAAGGGTTAGAAATAGAATCAAGAAACTCAGCTATTAAAATGGTAGAGTCAACAGATGATATTATAACCAGAATCTTAGTCGAGGAGGTCAATGAGTTTATTAAAGAAGTGGAACAAGTGAATACACGACCAAATCTATTAAAAGCCCTCGTAGCTAAATTCCTGCAGTCTAACTTCTATTACAAGGAGAGTACACTGTATAAGCCTAAGGAGTATGAGCAAGTTATTTTAAAGTTTAACAATTACCCTTCACAGTTTACCGATTTTTGGCAGACAGGTATAGAAAGGTTTGAAGCTAAATTCCCTAAATCAAAACTTATCACACTACTTAAGAGGCAGAATAACTTAGCTTTAATTCGGATAACTCACAACATCACAGAGTATATATCCGCACCACCAGCTGAGAGAAAATTATTCAGTGAGATTAGGAAGGAGTATCAGAAAATAATAAACCCACCTCTTCCAATCATTCTCAAGGCTTTAAATATGAACAAAGGGACTTACGAGGATAATATTAATATAGTTACAGGGAAGTTAGTTGATAAATTAAACGACCCAGAATTGACTAAGAAGTTTAACCAGATAATTTTGAACTATGGGATATAAGGCGGTATCAGACCAGCGAATATTAGAGTTAGCAAGAGGGCAGCAAGTTACAACCTATAATGACTTTAACCTTAAGATAGGAGAAGCTAACTCAACAAAACTTTCACCGATTAATGGAGGGCTTTATGACAAGAACTTTTTCGGCTCGGTTTTTAGAGATAGATGTAATTGTGGCAACTTAAAGAATAGAATTAATATCACTTGTAACATCTGCTCTTCAACTGTACTGCCTTCTGATGATGAGGTTTACCGTTACGCTTACATAGATACAACGGTTTACTATTTACTCAGATACAAGGAGAAGAAATTTTTAGCCTTAGTTCAAGATATATTAGAAATCCCAAAAGGTACAAGAAATAAAATCGACTACCTCTGTTTGTGTAATTATAAGTATGACAAGAAGGAGAATAGTATAGTATCTTCACTTGAGTATGTTGGGAACGAGATTTATACTTCACTAGAGGGTCTTATGGCTTTACTAGAGAAACACTACCCAGATAAATTCAAGGAAGCTCAGAACTATATCAACAAGTATATCATCGTATCTCCTATTTCTCAAAGACCTGTAGCAATTAGAACGGTTAATGGAAAGAAGGAGCTTGCGGTATCGGGAGAATCTGTCATCTACAAAAGTATTATCTATATGGTTGAAATGGTTAATACTGAGATGAACGCTAGAGGTATCCCACTGGTAGATAAAGTGATGTATAGAAACCTGCTTAGAAAATTTGTTGTATCTCAGATTATGGCAATGAGTAAGCTAAACAATCCATCTAAACAGAACTTTGCAAGAACCCAGCTGAAGAAGAGAATAACAAACTCAGCTAGGAATTACATTGTACCAGATATAACTTTAAAGGCTGACGAGGTTTCTATTCCAATTAAAGTAGCTTATGAGATGTTTAAGACTGATTTCATAGAGTACCTTAGGGAGAAATACCAGATTAGTCCTTTAGATGCAGAAATGAGGTATATCGACTTTACAACTTACAAGACTTTAGATGACTTTAGAGGTTGGGTCACAGATAGGAGAGTGATTATCAACAGGGCGCCATCTCTACATAAAGGATCTATTGGTTGTTATAAGGTTGTACTGAACGATAACTTTACAATGGGTCTTAATCCTCTTATTATTGAACCTTATGGAGCTGATTTTGACGGGGACTCTCTTTCAATAACAGCTGTACCTAAGGATTATACAGAATATGTTGAACAGAGGATAGGACCAGAAGCTTTATACTATCAGGAATCAAATCTTAAAACCTTGCTTACACCTTCCCACGAGTTTCTTTTAGGGCTTAACCTCGGAAGTAGAATAACTATGGGACCTAAGCCGATTAAGATTACAGATGCCTCACAGATAGAAGAGCTCTTAAATACGAACAAAATAAACTATAACACACCTTTAGAGTATAACGGAAAGCTTACTTGTTATGGTAGGCTGCTTCTCTCAACATACATAAAGGGAAATATAGATGACTTAATAGGAGAAGGTATGCCAATCAATGCAAAGAATATCCTGGTTATTATGGAGTATATTTCAGTTAAGTCAGACAGGTTAGACATTATACATAAACTTGCTTCTTTTGGTTCAGAGGTGGTTAAGTTTAAAGGTGTAACTTCCCTGACACTTAATGAACTATACCTTGATCTGGATACGAGTCTGCATAAGGAAATGGTGAGAATTAAGAATGATGAAAGCCTATCTCCACAGCTGAAACTAATTAGAATATCGGAGGCTTATAAGAACTTTACTGAACAAGCCAAGGATTCACTTACACCAGCTATTAAAGACAGATTAGAGAGTTCAAACAGGATTAAGATGAAGCAGGTTCTCGATCTATCTATCCCTAAAATTACTATATCAAATGAGGGGGTTATAGATGTGATGGAAACGAATCTCTTGAATGGACTCTCACCCGATGATTACTACTCTGATGCAATAACAAACCGTAAAGTAGTAGGAATTAAGCAAGAAGGTGTAGGGGGTTCAGGATATTTAACTAGACAGCTGGTAACTATTGGTAAAGGATTTAAGTTTCAAGATAAAGATGCTCCTGGGAATAGTTACTTAGAGGTTGAAGCTTCGCCATACTATAAAGGAAGACTTACAATAGAAGGGCAAGAGGTGACAGAGAAAGATTACGGGAAACTAGTTAAGCTGCCATCTTGTATATTTAATAAGGACACTAACCTGTATAGAAACCAAGTGTCACAATTATTAGACTATTATCAAGACAGTAACATTGGATTCTCGTTCTCTACAACCTTAACAGAAGCGATGACCCAGTCTGTACTCTCTATTAAACACAACGCTACATTTAAGATGATTAATGAAGGGTTTATACATAGGGCTAAAGCAGATGGAGAATTAGTAGAAGTAACTGACACAACCTATACAATTAAATATGGGGATGTAACGGAGACTTACCCAAAGAGCAAAGAGTTTATCGTGAATCTGTATAAGTTTAAGAAAGGTGAAGTTATTGGGTATATTCATAAGCTTCTTTCTCCGACATATAAGTTTGAGGCGATTTCTAAGCTTATTGATACTTTCCCGATTTCACTAGGTAACAAGAACGCTAATAACAATATTCAACCATCAGTGAGTTATTCGCTGTATGAAGGTATTATTAGTTATCAATTCTTGCCTCGTAATAAAATCGGTGTGTATATAGGAGATGTCATGATTAATTCTCAACACTTAGATACACCTACTCTTTACTATTACCCAGAAGGAGCTAGAGTGCCTCGACATGCTAAGATCTCCTCTGATGTAGTGAGTATGAATAAGTATAGCAATCCAGAATTAACAGGAGATGAAGCAGTTAGAGATAGATATATGGTTTTCAGACAACAATTCCTAGAAGCTAATGGTAATGTAACTGAGGATCTTATCGAATTCTTATACCGTATTTGTTCAGTTAATTTAGGAGGACAACTTACATATTCAGGAGTTAAGGGTGCATTTAAAGAACTTCCGGCTCTATCTAAGATTGCCTTTGGTTACGCTAATAAGACCTTAGATAATCTACTGGAGAATGAGGGATCGGAAAGAGAAGACCCGCTTGACATTATATTTAGAAGCCAATTAGAATACAACAATTTATAACCATGATTTCACTTTTTATAACACGAGATAATTTAATAGTTAATCAGTTTACTTATGAGGACGATGCAGATTTAGAACTATCTTTACCTGACGTCGTATCCAGCATAATAAATATAGACTTTACGCCTTCACAGTGGGAGAATTTAGACATACCTGCTATCAACACTATCTTAGAATTTCAAGGTTATCAAGACCGACTGCATAAAGTTAATCTTGGAGCTGAGAATATAGATGAGAAGGAGGTAATACTATACAAGGAGAATAACACTCTAGTAGTAACCAAAGATGAGCTTGTTAATCATGTAGGTCTCCTCTCTAAAGTAATTCCAGTAACTAAGGATATTTTGGAGTACTTTATTGAGATGAAACCCGATTACAAGAGATCAACTATGAGAGGTCTGCTTGATATACTAAATAAGAACTATGGAATGAACTATATAATCCTAAACAACTATGGAGGAGCACAGATTTAGTGTATGTCGGTTCTTGAGATGGGATGGATTCAACGTAGAAAATTTTATTGAGGAGCTTAAGGGGGAGATAAAACAAGACTCCCTCAAGGTTTCACTAAATGAGAGTGACCCTACAATGATGGACTTAGAAGTTTCAATCCCGCCAGAACTTAGGCATACTGTAGAAAATATATTAAAAAAGTACACAAAAATATACACGTGGATCAATGAACAGCTATAATTTTTTCATAGAGAACAGACTCCCGGAGGTATTAACATCTTACTATAACAGCCCATTAAATAAGAGAGGCTATGAGGTGGTTAATATATCAGTCGTTCACCCAAAAGTAGAGTTATCAAGAGCAATAGAACTCGAGCAGACTTATAATTACGAACTCCTGCTAAGCTACACGAATAGAGAGACAGGAGAGATGCCAGAGCCTATTGTGATTGAAGTTCCTAAGATGGTTAACGATTCCTTTATTATCTTCGGGAAATACAAAACACCTACTTTAATGCTGGATAACGATAGAAATGCTAGGTTTTATGAGACTCAGTTCGTTATTGATCCAGATAAGACTTTTAACTACGAAACAGGACTCTTCAAATATATAGACAGTGAGGGGAATGAAGTAGTGATTGATGTTAATGCTATAGAGGAGTTACCGGAAGAGGCTAGAAAGGTTGATAAGAGTATACTAAAGAAGATTGAAATTAAGTTTAACCTGGATAAGCCTATAAATGAACTAACTAAAGATCTACTCATTCAAGCTAAGGAGAGGTTCGCAGGTTATAATGACAAAGTTGAAGACCATATCCTAGACAAGAAGGTTTTAACGGTTCAAGCTGGTTTAGTTAATTTCATAAAGAGTCACAAGAAAGAGATCTACACAAGGATAGCTTCAGATTTACCAAGGAGAAGGAAGATTTATGCTAGTGAGATGAACAAATATATCCGTAAGTTCTTTTCACATGGAGGTATGATCGATAACCCTTCTAAGGTAAACTCTCTGACATTCTCTGCACTCTCAAGAAGGATAAAACTTTCAGAGTACACAGAGTATAACAGAAGCTTAGTAGATATTATAGACCCAATTAGAACTCCAGAAAATGCCAATGCGAATATAGTGAATGAGCTTAATGTTTGTTCCGTTATAGATGAGGATGGAGGTATTTCAATTAGAGTTCACGAGTTAGATTTTAAACCAGTTGTCCTTTCGTATATTGATTATTTTGATGCGTATATAATTGACAACCAGAGTGTAGACTACGTTAATAAGAAAATCAATCCTAAAGTTAAAGTAAGAAGGAGAGGAGAAGTGATTGGAGAGTATAAGTTATCTGAAGTGCCTAAACCGTGCTATATAGATGCTTCTGCTGATGATAAACTTTCTTATTCAACTAGAAGGATACCGATGATTAACTATACAGACTCAATTAGGGTATCAATGGGAGGAAACATGAGTAACCAAGCTGTTGAACTTATAAACCCAGATGTACCAGCAGTTAGTTCAGGACATGATGATGGAGCTAAGTCTCACCCTTTAAATATCTATGCTTTATCTTCAGGAGTTGTGGATTATAAGGATAGAAATGTGATTAAAATAAAGGATGAGAAGGGAAGGTCCGTTGAGTATAGATCCCACTTAGTTAATTCCATGTATGACCTAAACGTTGTGGTAGATCCTAAAGTTGAAGTGGGTGATCATGTTAATATTGGGGACACGATCTTTGCACCTAGGAATATAACCTCTGAGTTTAGATTAGGAAAGAACTGTAGAATAGCCTTCATGCTTCACGGTAATAACTATGAGGATGGGGTAATAATGGGTTCTCACTTGATTCCTAAATTCGCTCACATTGCAGTTAAGGACTATATATTCATTCTAAAACCCGAGTCTGAGCTTACTTCTATTATGGATCTAGGAAAGGCTGTAGAGGAAGATGAACAGATACTTGGAGTTAATGAGAGGATGTCGACTGAGGATTTAGATTTCTTGGCTGGAGCTGTGGATTATGGTAGAGTAAGTAAGCTAAAAGGATTCTTCATGACGGAGGGTCTAAGAGTGCCTAAGGATTTTGGGAGAGGTTACTTTACAGACATCATAGTTCAGAAAGGTAATGTAGAGTCAGATCCGACAACAGAGCAGGTAATTAATGAGGTTTTCAAGAGATATAAAGCTTCAAGAAAAGAGGTTGCTGCTATTGGTGAAATTCCAGAGAGTTACTTGAATCTACCTATGGAACAACCAGAACCACCTCAGATAGATTACAAATACATGATTAAAGTTCGCTTATTACAAGTCAATGAACTCAAGGTAGGGAATAAGATAACAAATAGGTATGGAAGTAAAGGTCTATGCTCACAAATTATTCCTGAAGATGAGATGCCTAGAACTAAAGATGGGCAGTTGATTGATGTGATTATGAATGCGGACAGCACCGTAAAGTCGACTTGTTGCGGTGGGTAAACCTTGTGAATTGCTGGGATATCCTACATGTGGTGGTGAGGACAATCAGCAGCCCTTATGGGTTCAACGACTATCGAAACTGTAGTAAAGGAGTAGAGTACACTTAAGCGAGTGGAAGCGCAAGGATAGAGGGTTAAACCTTTATGTGATATAGTCTGAACGTCCTTAGAAATAGGGAGCTGGAGTAATTTCCGGGATAAGAAGTAGCGAGCTTATCTGAACATAATTGAGCAAGAAAAATAGTCTCTCAGCTACTTGAACTAGGATTATCTAACTTATCAAGAGCGATGTATGCCAAGTTTGATAAAGATAGAAACCCTAAAGTAATGAGAGATGAACTAAGTGACATAATAAACCCTAAACTAGCATCTTACAGCGATAAACAAATATTAGAGTACCATGACAGCCTTAAAGATAAACAGATATACCCAATAGTAACCGGAAACTTTGCTAAGGATATATCGGCTAAGCTAAGAAAGTATTCAGATAAGTATAAAGTAAGTCTAGATGGGGAACACCTTTATACGAAATCAGGGAGACTCTACACGGAGAATAAGATTTTAGTGGGAGATATGTACCTTATGAAACTCTACCAACTACCAGAAAAAGGAGCTAAGGTAACCTCTGATAATATGAAAGGAAAGAGACCCGTACTTGGAGCTAACTTTAGAAATGAGGGACAGAGTTTAGGAGAGATGGAATTCTGGGCTTATTCAGCTAATGACCTCTCTGAACTTTTAACTTACAATAGAGATAGAACCAAACTACAAGACTCGGCTAAATTCCTTACAGAGTTGTTGAAGCTAGGGTTAGAGTTTGATGGGGATTTAAAAAATAAAAAACAGATAAAATAAGATATGCGTGTATTAAAATTTGGAGCTTCGTGGTGTGATAAGTGCTCCGTATTGTCTAACTTAATTAAAGAGTCGGACTTAGATTTACCAGAGATTGAAGAGATAGATTTAGATGAAGAGCCTGAACTAGCTGAGAAATACGGGGTTCAGACTTTACCTACGATTTGTTTTGTGGATGATCTAGGTAAACTCCTTAAGAAATCGGCAAGAGCAGCTGAGACTAAACAACCACTTACACCAGAGATCATTTTAAAAGAGTATAACAAGCTAAGATAAGAACATGAGTAATCTAGAGTTAACAAGAATAAAGGTGCTGGTTAAGAGAGATACGATGGATTCAACTTTCTTAACTGTAGAGGGAAACTTAAAAGAAACTGGTACGATATTTGCAGTAGGAAAAGACTGTGAGCACTTAAAACCAGGAGATAGAGTATGGCTAGGACACAGAACTGGAGTAAAGTTAAACTACGAAGGTGAAGAGGTTGAGCTGATGGATGAGGATGAAGTGCTTGGTAAAATATTGAGTTAAAGATGATTCAGGTAGCATTAGTAGTAGCAGATTGGTGTGGTGCGTGTCATAAGGTCCTTGAGAAAATAGAGACATCCGACATCAATCTAGACTACCTGAATATCGCAGTATTTGAGGAGAACTTAGAGCTGTGCAATCAAGCTGGAGTTAAGTCAATCCCCACAGTACTATTTTTAAGCCATTCTGGAGCAGTTCTCGACCGAATTGTCAGTGACGTAACCCCAGAGAAAATTGAAGAGAAATATAAACAACTAAATAACGAATAAAATGAAAAGAGACATTATCGCTACAGCATTTGCATTATTTGTGTTAGTAAGCTGTAAAGACGAACAAAAAGAAACAGTAATAACAGAAGAAGTAACGATTGAAGCTATTAAAAATGACTCAGCTTACTTTTCTAATGGAACGTCTGCACCACTTGAATTAGCAGGAACAGATGTAGCAGAGGGAGATGTAGTGGAGTTAAAGTATGTGGTTAAGAAAAAGAAATAATTTATGAGGAAGGCATTAGGTATTTTAGGGATCACTCTTAGTTCACTAGTTTATTCACAACAACAATATGCTTCTTACTATGGTGACAACTTTCATAACAGGAATACGGCATCAGGTAAAAGGTTAAATATTTATGGAGACCACTGTGCGCATAAGACATACCCTTTTGGAACTAAACTTTTAATAACAAACACAAATACTGGAGCTACTGCCGTTTGTACTGTAATTGATAGAGGTCCGTTTGTAAAGAATAGAGTACTAGATCTTACAACGACAACTTTTAAGCAATTAGGTGGAAAACTTAGAGAAGGCTTAATTCCAGTAACGGTTAAAGTTCATGAGCAAAGCTAACAAAATAGACATTCAAACCCTCTCTTGGAATCAACATATTAGACACAGACCTGGCATGTACGTCTCGAATGTGGATAACCCGACTGTGATTCTAAGGGAGGTTATTGATAATGGAATAGATGAAGTTTTAGGAGGTTACGCTTCAAAGTTAGGATTTAAACAAGTGGGGGATTTCTTAATGGTGTATGATAATGGTAGAGGTATGCCGATTAACCTTAAGAATGACCCAACAAATCCTAAAGTAAAAATAACCTCTGCTGAAATAGCCACCTCTCGTATGAATTCAGGTAGTAAGTATGAGAAGAGTGAGGTCGCAACTGGCATGAATGGAGTGATAATCAATTAGTTACGCTCTCCTCTATGGAAACTTAGGGGTAATAAAGTCCAAGAATTGCTGGGATAAACTCGTTAAGTAGTAAGTACCAAAGTGTGACAATCTTACTAATAGAGACAATCAGCAGCCTTTAGATTAACTAGGGGTTCAACGACTATCGAAAGGTTCGCCGAGTAGAGTACGCTATAAGTCAATAATGATAGTGGAAGCATGGACTACCCTAACGTAAAGCCGAGGGTAAAGATATAGTCTAGCCTTAGTGGAGACACTGAGAAGTTCATAGGAGAACTGCATAGGTTTGACGAGCCTGTGTGACTAAAAGCGAGGAACAAAAGCATCTAACGCTCTATCTTCAACTTATGTATTATGTTCAAAGGTTACAAAGGATAACTACAAAACCAGCATAAAGAAAGTAGAAGAGGCGTATAACAAGAATAAAGATGTTTACTACCTGATAGAGTTTAAAGAAGGGAATAAGGTTAAGGAAGATGTACTTAGTTTGGAGGAGATATTTAAAAAGTACAAGTTGAAAGTGAAGTTGGAGTTTAAGCCTTCTACCCTAGTATTCTTTAAACCAGATTATACACTTATTCAATCACCTAACTATGAATTACCACTTACAAACCTAGCTCTCGTTAAGTTAATTGTTAAGGAGACTACAAAGAAAGAGGTAGAGTATTTTATAGAAGGTAAGGAAGTGGAATATGAGCTCTTTAAGTACCCTCTAAATATGACAATAGGGAAAACCAGACTCTTAACTACCTTTGAGTTTGATACCGATTTAACCAAAGGAGTATCTAAGGGATCGGTTAACTCACTTGTTGTTAATAGAGGTCTGCATATAAGAGAGATGGAGAATGCTTTAAAGGAGGGACTTAGAGCGACTTATAATTTAGATGATGTTTATGTTCAGTTTGTTTTAAAAGGACTTAACTTGTCTATAATTCTCCTAGCTAATGAAGTTGGGTTCTCCTCTCAAACTAAAGAAAATCTCACTCAAATAGATGGTTGGGATAAAAGTTGTAGAGAGAAGTTAATAGAAGAAGTCACTAAGTTTTTAAAGAAGAATAAAGCTGAGTTTGAAGAGCATATTGAAAGAGTTAAGGAGTTTACCGCTTCTATGAACAAACTTAAAAATATGGACTTCATTAAATCTAAGGTTATTCTCTCTTCTGATATTCGTAAAAGTAAAGGAGGAAAAGAGATTAGTAAACTTAGGGATTGCAGCACCAGTAACCGAGCGGAGGCAGAACTTTATATTGTAGAGGGAGACTCGGCAGCAGGTTCAATTACATCAGCGAGAGATTCAAAAGTACATGGAGTTTATCCGCTCAGAGGTAAGGTGCTGAACTGCCAGAATAAATCTTTAGAGCAGGTACTTGAAAATAAAGAGATAAGAGATTTAATTAACGCTATTGGTGCAGGAATTAAAGGGTATGAACTAAAAGAGAAGCCGAGATTTGGAAAGATTATAGTCGCTACCGATGCTGATGATGACGGTTACTCTATTCAAGCTTTAGTTCTAGGAGTCTTTGGTGAATACATGCCACACTTAATTGAGAAAGGTTATGTTTACTGTTTAGTTCCACCTCTATATAAGCAAGAGGGAAAGTATTATTATGATGGGGAAGAGAAAGGGCTTAACCGAAATAAGAAGTTTACTCGATATAAAGGGCTTGGTACAATGAACTCTGAAGATGTAGAAGAAACGTTAATTAAGAATAAGAGGCTGAAACAAGTTACTCTGGATGACCTAGATTATGCTAAAGAAATCCTTGGTACAACTTCAGCTAAGTATAACCTAATGAAAGAAGCAGGGATAATATATGGCTAAGAAAACAAATAAAGTAGTAACCGAGTCTATTGGAGATATAGTTTCATTCGGATATACAGAGTTTGGGAAATACATTAATACATCCAGAGTGTTTCCTAGGCTTCTCGATGGACTTAAACCTTCCTATAGACGTGGTATTTATGCATCTTATTTAGGAGGGAAGGATTATGCAAAGTCAGCTGAGGTTTTAGGGAATATGATGAAGTTCCACCCTCACTCTACAGATGGGACGTATGAATCACTGGCAAAGTTTACGCTCTGTGGTATTTTAGAAGGAGAAGGGAGTTTTGGTAGAGCTGATATTCTAGGAGATTCTGATGGTCCAGCTGCTGCTCGTTATACCGCTATTAAAGTATCAAAGAAGCTCAGAGCGATGATAGAGCCAGTGCTAGACCTCGTCCCATGGCAAGATAGTGAGGTGAATGGAAATATAAAAGAACCATCATACCTTCCTACACCATTTCCGTTATCCTTCTTAGTTGATAGGGTTTCTGGATTAGGGATTGGAGTTTCAGCTATCTTACCAACGTTTTCTATGGAGAGTATGTATGAAGCTTATATAACTAATGACCCTAAGAAGCTGAAGTATAGAACAAAGGGACTTAAGATTATAGCAAAAGATTCAGACTTAGATGCACTATGGAAAACAGGAAAAGGACATTTAACTTACCAGTATGCCAAAATAACAAAAGGAGATAGGGAGGTTCTTATAGAGGGTGACCCAAGTAGATTTCCTATTCAGTTAGATAAAGGTGGTAAGGGAGATGATAAACTATTTATGCAGTATCGTGAGGAGGGAAGAATATTAATTGATAACCTCTCCGATAAAACAAAACCAGGACTTCTAAGAGTTTATCTATCACCGGGAACTAGAGGAGTAGATATAGACTGGCTGCATAAATACCTAACAGAAAAAGCTACCCACAAGGAGACGTATATGATTAATGTTACTGATGGGGAGACTGTTAGAACGATAGGAATTAGAGAGTGGATAGATATAACTTATAATAACTACATTAACTTACTGAACTTAAACCGGGACAATAAATTAAAGAGTCTGGAGTTTAGTAAGAAAGTTTACCTAGCTATGCCTGAAGTGGTTAAAGTATTTCTAAAGGATACGAGTGTCACAAATGAGCAGCTGGCAAAGAAGACTAAGGTTGATCTGGAGATTATTAAAGTTATTATGTCTAAGCCTATTGGAACATTAAGAAAGACTGATTCAGAAGCTAAGATTAAAGAAATAGAAAAAGAAATAAAAGCACTGAAGAAATTTAAAGCAGAAGAATTCATTAAGGAACATATATTTTAACACACAACAATTATGAGAGCAATACTTGAGGACATCTTATTAGAGAACGGTTGGAACAAAGCAGATGGAGTCGTTAACAAATCAATCCGAATCAATGGAGTAGAAATTTGGGAAGCTGAATGGTTAGGTGGAGAATTATTAGGAAGAGTGAACGGAAAGATCAGAAATATTGTTACACTGTTTGAGGAAATGAAGTTAAATAAGACTGTAGCAAGAGCCGCTTTTCTTAGTATCTTGAGACCGGTTTAAGCTGTGGGGAAAACCTTATATATGAGAAGAGAACTACAGGAGAGTGTATTTGGCGGCATTTTCCTGTTCTTCTAATCTCAAGTGTAAATAAAATAAGTCTAACAAAAAAAAAACAACATTATGAGCACAAACAAAAACAAAACAGGAAAATTAAACTTGAACGTACAAATGAAACAAGCTATCGATCTAAGTTTAGCTTCAGGAGTACCAGTTTTATTCCTATCTAACCCAGGATGTTTCACTGAGGATACTAAAGTGGTAACAGATAAGGGAGAATTAACATTTAAAGAACTCCTTGACAGACACAATCAGGGAGAGATTTTCAAAGTGGTTTCTTGGGATACAGATACTCAGAAAGAGATTAACCCAGCTATGAAGTCAGCATTTATCACTAAGGAGGTAGACGAGCTTATTGAAGTAGAGTTAAGTAATGGAGAGATTTATAGATGTACTCCTGATCACTTACACCTACTTGCTGATGGAAAGACTTGGGTAGCTGCTGAAGAGTTAACAGTAGGACAAGAAGTAAAAGGGTAGTAATTATGAATGAGATTAGCAGACTTTTTTATGTGAATTTCAGTGTTAAAGATTTAGTAGAGTATACCGGTGGAGATCAGTTTATAGATTTATTTCTCCAAGCTAAGGGGTATAAAATCTACAACTTCTTTAATAATCTGACAAACCAGCACTACGTAGGGGACAATTCATCAACTATGCAGGAGCGTCTGTTTAACTCTCTATTCGGACATTTTACCTATTTAAGAGAACAAAGGGACTGTGGTGTAGATGGGAAGTACTTAGATATATTAGAGTACGGACCAGAGAACTTTTACATTAGAATTTTACCACCTATTAATGGATACGCTTATGATCAAGAAAAAGATGAAGAAGTGTGGATTAGTAGGCTTAATGCTTTTGTAGGAGATTTAAATGAGCTTAACCTTCCGGGATATAATAGAAGCAGAACTGGAAAGGGAATCTATTTAAATGAACCTATAAGACATGAGAAGATTTGTGTAAAGAGTAAAGACGGGTGTTATAAATTCATTTTTCCAAGCGAGCTAACTGAAGAGTTTATAGAGGTTGATTCGAGGGAATTTTATTCGGAGATGGGGAAACGGGGTATGCAGACTCACCGGGAAAATGGAACACACGTATTTAACAAAGCTCACCAAGTAAAACTACAGAAAGCTGGACTACAATCTCAAAAGGAAAATGGTACAGGAATCTACAGCCTAGAAGTTAGAGAGAAGGCTTTTCATAATAGTCGTAAATCTCTAAGGGATAAGAAAGTAGGTAGCTGTCATGATCCAGAGCTTCAGAAAAAGATTAGAGAGTATGCCACTAAGGTATCGTTCTTTAACAGGCTCAATGAAAGTATCCAGTTAATCTATGATATGTTTTACAGAGGGACGCCAATTAATGAGCAGAGTTATAATTACGTGAAAACAAACAAACACTTCTCGTATAAAAAACTTCTGGTAATCCCTAAAATTATACCCCTCATCATAGTCAATAACTTAATAAATAATAACAACAGTACATATTATGGAATCAACTAAAATAACAGTAAAGAATATTAAAAGAATCAAATTAGAAGCACCAGTAAAAGTATATGATTTGGAAGTAGATCACCCGAGTCATAACTTTAAATTAGCCGCTGGGAACTTCGTGCATAACTGTGGGAAAACTACAATTGTTCAAAAATACGCTAAGGCTAATGGATACGGATACGTGGGTATTAACGGTGGTGAGTATTCTCCTGAAGATATCCTAGGTTTCCCAGTGAATCAGAATGGTGAAGCAGTAAACCTAAAGCCGGACTGGTTCAAGAAAGTGGAGGAAGAATCAGCTACTCACGAAAAGGTAATTTTATTTATTGATGAGCTTACTACCGCTTCTGAGTATGTACAGTCTCCGCTATTGAAGGTGATATTTGATAGAATGGTGGGACAGAGAAAGTTACCATCAAATGTAGAGATTATTTCTGCAGGTAACTACCAAGAGAACTTAGGACAGAACTTTGACTTGATTTCTCCAATTATTAACAGATTCATGGTGTATAACTTAATATCTGTGACAAAGGAGGACTTCCAGTTATTCCTAGACGCTGACTTCGCCGCTACAATAGATTTTAGAGAGTCACCAGATGAAGTAGAGGTTGATGAGAAGATAATTCAAGAGGCACTTATGGACTTCATCGCGGCGAAAGGGCTTAGTCTAGGTGTAATGAATAATACTGAGCTTTCTGATTTATATAGAGGAAGAAGTAGAGTATTCAACCCGCCAACATGGAGATCTGTAGGTAGACTTAAACCGCTTCTACATGCCGCCGCTAAGAAAGGATTACTAGGGTCTATGGTAACTAAAACTCTAGTAAACGGACTAATTGGATTCTTACCTGATAAAGAGCTTCAAGGTTCATTCAACGGAGATGTGGGAGAAACTTTGATTAACCTTCTAAAACAAAATCCAGCTCTATCTAATCTAATGAAGACTGCTGTAACGTTTAAAGATGTTGAGTGGTTCTTAGATTCAAATATAGAGAAAGGAATTGATGAGGCTAAACTTCAAGAATTCCTAGAGATGTTTGACAAGGACAGTAAGATCTTAACATTTGGTGAGGCTGAGAAACTGATTGATAACTTCTCTTCTAAACTATGGTCAATCAAAACAACTTACCTTAAACCTAAATTAGAGAATAAAGAAATTAAGCCAGCGGACAGTAAAGCTTATATCAGCAAGTTCTCAGAAGGTATTAACAAGGTGATTGATGTACTTGAGAAATTAGCCAAGAAAGATGATATTCACGAGCACAACATAGTTAAGAATAAGAGAAAGTCTGTTGAATCAGTTAATAGAATAGGATAGTCATGAGAAAGGGTTATGTAAAGAAAGTAGATGAGTTTAACAGCAAATACTACGTTAATTACATCTACGAAGACATCTCAGACAATTTAGATCCGAGTCACCTAGGAGTTCCCATTGCTGGTCTCATTCAAAAGGATATAACTCACTGGAAGCTTCTAATGAGGGAGAGCGTGTTTGAAGATAAGGAGAGCAAGATAAGAGAGAGCGTTATATATCATGAGTATGGACACGCTTTCTTTGCTCACCACCTCCTAGCTTATAAGGGTTTAAAGACTCTGGAGGGAATTATTAACAAACCTGATTATGTAGAAAGGATGGCCAAAATAAGCGGTCGTCCTAAAATCTACATAAAGGCTCTTCTATCTAACCAGCAGTTCATCTTTAACCTTCTTAATATTGCTGCAGACTGTGAGATTAACTCTAAGATCTTAACTCTGGAGGATGTAGAAGCTATAGACCAGGCCTTTGAAGCTGACTCTATCCACCCGTCTAAGTATGCATTTCTTGAGGGTAAAACCTATCTTGAGTATGTAGAAATGGTAGCTGAGTATCTAAACTTATTCCTACCACCAAAACAACAAGATCAACAAGGAGGCGGAGACGGACAACAGGGAGAAGGCGAAGGTGATGGTCAAGGTGGAGGTTCTGGAGAAGGGGATTTATCTGGAATGCCTGGCTCTGGTACTGGATCTAACTTTATTACACCTGATATGATAGAGAAAATGGTTGATGAAGGTTTGATAGATGAAGATGGAAACTTGACAGATAAAGGTAAAGAACAAATGAAGGAGCTTAAGAGTTCTGGAGGTGAATCTAAAGAAGGTCAGGGAGAATCTGGTGGAAATAATGGTGAAGATAGAGAACAAGAAGGTGGAGCAGGAAAGCCAGACCCTAGATTCCAAGATAACGGTAGAGGGAACTCAGGGGGAGCAGTACTAACCAGGAATACTCAGAATATCTTAAAGTCTATGGATGATTTGTTTAGAGACTTGAGAAATAAAGAGGTTACTAAAATGACTACTACAAGAAACCTATTTAAGAATCAATTAAGAGGTCGTAGTGGTAATATGTATGTTCCAGCTCTTAAGATGAACCCCGCTAAGGTAAAGGTTGAACAGATGACCTTCCTTGTTGATGTCTCCGGGTCTATGGATGAGCGCTCTATTTTTGGTATTATAAACGATATTGCAACTAGAGTGAAGAAGATTGGTCTAGATAGGGTTAGGCTTATTACATGGAATACTGGATTTGTGCAAGACTTGATGATAAGAGATTTTGAGCCTAAGAGAGGTATGCTTCGTATTGGAGGTGGTACTGATCTAGCTAAAGGTCTAAAACATATCAGAGAGCTTGACGAGGGTGTTCCTATTGTAGTAATATCTGACCTTTGTGATGATATGAAAGCTTGGAATAGAGAGTTTGATAAAATAAAAGATCCCAAGTATGTTGTTACTCTAGGCCATGTGAACAAAAGTGACGTAAAAGCTATAAACAAGGACGTTAAAATCTTTGAGAGCGATTACGATTAAATAAACAACCGATAATCTTTAACTAACTATAATTTATGATTTTAAGTATTGACTGTGGATACGGCCATTTTAAGTACTGTATCTATGATGAAAAACAAAAGAAAATAATTAAGTTAGATAAAGAGGTTACAGGTGTGATAGAGGTGCCAGAAGGAGATTCATCCATGGTTACCTCTGTTGCAACCTACCACCACTTCGATGGAAAAAGGTATTTAGTAGGTGAGCTGGCAACAAAATTAGACCGGCTCCCTATTGATACTTTAACTTACGAAGGATTCAAGGAGGTAGGACCAATACTAATCTCTTATCTACTTAACAAATTCCAATCAGAAGGTATTGAAAAGATCGCTTTGGGGTTGACCCCCGTTATCTGGGATAAGCGCGATGATTATAAAAGCTATATCTTAGAGAAACTTAATTTGCCTTCAGAAAAGATAGATATTCACGTTCAAGGTCTTTCAGGTCACGCTACTTATTCACAGTATGGACTAGATATAAACCCTGATGGAAAAATCTCTATGGAAGCTAAATCTGCTAACTACTTTGGACTGGATGTTGGGTTTAATACAATAGACACTTACCTTGTTTTAAATAACTCTCTCCTCGATTATGGGATTAAAGGGTTTGCAAATAAAGGTGTAGTTCTTGTAGCAAATAAAATTAAAACCCATATCTTTGAACACCTTGGAATCTCTATAAATGATGTTGAAGCTAAGGAAGTAGTAACGATGGGAGGATACAAGAAGAGAGGTAAGTTCCACGATTTATCAGACAAGATCACTGAGTTTATCGTAGAGTATTTAACCAGTACTTTTGAGATGTTAGAATCCGAGTATGGAGATCAGTTTAATAAGGTAGACAATATTCTTCTATTTGGTGGAGGAGCTGAGATAATTAAGATCTACATGGAGAAGTCCGACGTTATTAGAAAGACTATAGCTGACCTTTATGGAGATGAGTTCCTATTACTACCAAAAGATAAAGCAGAGTATTACAACACAATCGGATATTCACTATTAAGCAGCAAGAAATAAGATGAAGACAGTAACATTTGTACACACCTCAGATGAATTAGTTTTAGAGGCAGTAAAGAAAGCACTATCAGAAGGTTACGGTAAGGAGTTTGAGAATACTTTAATCACCTCCGAAGAACTACCCGAACCTGAAGAGAATTTCCTAAAAACCCAGTGTATCCAGTTTCAAGTTAAGAGAGATGTAGAAGCTATGATTTCAGCTGATACTATTATAATTGACACAAACTACTGGAATCCTCACACTTGGTTTACTTTAGGAATGGCTTATAGAGTGGCTTGGCTTAAAAATAGAAAGGAGCTTATTACAGTTGGAGAACATGGTATAGATGAAATCCAAAAGTACCTAGAAGAGTGGAATGATGTTTATAAGAATTGGGTAAATGGTAATCCTGTAGAGTTTAAGTTTGATGTTAATAGAGCTTCAGATGTCCTTGCTTGGGTTAGACTTGGATACCTTTGGGGAGATGTAAATAATAACTACCACATTGTATCTAAACTCGTAGGAGACCCTCAGCCTAGTGACTATATTATTAAGTTCTTATCAACCAATGTAGCTTATGAATAATGTATTTGAGTTTCTGATTAAAAAGTTGCACGTTATCAAGTTAGCCGTTTTAGCTCTTATTATTGCAGTTGTGTGGTATGGGTATAGAAGTATGGTAAGAGTAGAGCCTAACTATGAAGGTGTAATGATGTCTAACTTTGGAAGGAATGGTAAGTCTGATTTTAAGGTAGTAACTGGGAGACAATGGACTCTACTGCCTGGGACGAGATTATACCAAGTACCTATGTTTGAGACTTCAGGGGATCCGGATCAGGTTACTATTTCAGCTAAAGATGCAGGAGTATTTACAGTTGACCCTTCCTATCAGTATCAGCCAATTAGAGGGAGAGGTGTAGATATTGTATTTAGTTATAAGCATCTTGGAGTGGAAGACCCTAAAGTTATGCTAGATAATGTAGAGCTTTCAATATTAAATAAACTCGTAGTAAATGCCTATAGAGAAGAAGCTAGAGAGTATACTACAGATGGTCTAATGAATAACCTTAATGAATTTGAAAAGAAGGTAGAGAATAGACTTAAGAGAGACTTCGAAGCTAAGCATTTTCAATTAACTAACCTAACTTCTGGACTTAAACCCCCTAAATCAATGGAAGACGCTATCGAAAGGAGAAACAATATGATCCTAGAGAAAGAGAAAGTTCAGAATGAATTGGAGGTGTCTAAGATGAATCTGGAGAAAGCGAGGATAGAAGCTGAAACAAATAAGGTTAAATCCAAAGGCCTAGATGAAAAGCTACTACAAGAAAAGTGGATAGACGCTATTAGAGAGACTGAAAATAAGGTGATTATAACGGATGGAAAAGTCCCAGCACCTATAATTATAAAAGAGTAAAATAAAGATGAACAACCAGACAAAAATATATATCCTACTATTCGCCGTAATACTGAACATACTTCTCATTGGTTACAGTTTTAATTATCGGCCAGCAGTGGGAATGGTTGTCTTCGTTTTAGCAATATTAATCTGGAGTTACTTTCCTTACGATAAATACTTTAATAAATGGAACAAACGGAAAGAAGAATAGTTGATCATTACGAGGATATAAAGTTTGACTTACACTACCCTCACTACTTCAGCTATAGTTACGTCGGTACTCCCATTACAGTTAGGTATAAGGAGGGACAGTTAATTAAATCCTCACCTATGGACAAAGAACTCACAGAAAGTCTACCTAAAGAAGTCAATCCCGCTATTACAAGGTTAAAGTGTATGTTAGTGGAAAATAGGCTTGTTACAGGAGATTTTAGGGTTATTGTCTATGATATATCGGTGAACTCAAAATTAGGAGTTAAATATGGATTCCTTGAGAGCCTAAGACCTATGAGTAATGATAAGTTTTGTGTTGGTGAAATATTTGGATTCCTTACTGACACACTTATAAAACCCACCATAGTTAAGATAAGAGATTGGGAAGGGTTTGAAGCTCGTATAGATGGGTTATGGCACTTTGGAGAGGAAGAGTTTATTTACAGCCTTAAGGAGAGAAAACTATTAGAGGTAGAAGTAGAAGGGCTTAGCGTAACTCTCCAGTACGACCACGAGAAAGATATGCTTATTCCTCACTTAAATATAGCTGGGGATAGGATTGGTGGTAAATGGACTAGATTGGTAGAAGTTAAAGCAAATGACGTAGCTAAGAAAGGCGTAACAAAAGGGTGTAAGCTTATAGTAGATTGCAACACCGATATTGTGAGCATACTAGAAAAAGGGGAACCTGAAGATATAGTATGTAAATGCGGAACTAAGCTTGGTAAAGAAGATGTTATAGGTAATTATTTCAAGTGTAGTAATGAATATTGTCAGCAAAGTTGTAATTCTCTTATGTCAATGTATATGGGAAGAACAATAGACTCTGAGTACTTCTTTAAGCTTCTAAGGCTGCCAAACTTTAAGTTCAAAACCCGAGTAAAAGAAACCTGGTGCCTCTCAGATCAATTAGCTACAAAAGATTTCGAGAGTTACCTTAGATATTTAAAACAAGGAACGAACTTAACAAAGGCACAAGAGAAGGCAATAGAAATAAACGCACTTAGATTGTATAACTTACTTAACGATGATTAAACTACCAAACATAGAACTCCCAGATAAGAATATAGAGACAAGTGAGTTCATAGATTATACGATTCACAAAGGTTATAAGATGGAGACTTCTGAAGACCCTTACTCTCTGGAAATGATACTGGTTGGTAAGAATGTAACAGAAACCTACCTATATAATCCTGTAACAAAAACATTAAGTAAGGTAAAAATAGAAGGGGAAGGTAAGCAGGAAGTTAGATGGAGTAGTTTGCTATATTTTACAGATGCTCCTATACTAGTCCTATCTCAAAGCTTATCTATATTCCTACTCTCTATTTCAATCTTCTTTACCTCTTTCTTATCTGGAGTTATTCTATTAGCGGCTTTAGTTTCAGTTATAGCTTTGGCAGATTACGGTTGGAAGAGTCATAAAATGTCAAAAGTAACGAAACCGCTCTGGAAATATAAGAAGATGGTAATAGGGGTTTCACTTACAACAATGTGGACACTAACTTTACTAAAAATAATAACACTGCTAGTAAAATGACAAAGATAATAATTAAAAAGAGGGAGGTATTGCTTGGAGTAGTGAGCGTATCTTCAGAGGATTTTAGAGATGTTCAGAAGGTTGACGCTCTAATTAAAAACAAGCTACTTGATAAAATAAATAAACAAACTCCAACTTTTAGTACGATTCAGGAGTTATTCTTACATTATTGGAATGCTTATGGACTTGAAGTTTTCCCGTTAGATATTGAAGGAGAATTAGAGCTTGTAGATGATATGACTTATGGGCTTGTTAGATTTCCACTAGATAATAACGGTATACAGAAAGGACTCATAAGACCATACCAAGCAGGAGGAGTAGCTGAATTGGGGAAAGTGGTATTAGATTATATGTACATCCCTTCAGAAGACTTTTTATCAGGTATTTCAGAGATGAGCTTAGATTTACCGCTGAGAACTGCTGAGGTTGAGAATATGACTGAATACCTAAGAACAAGAGGAGTAAATATAGAAATTGTAAACTACCATGAATAAGTATCTAATAATAAGCCACTACAACGGACTAGAATCTGATGGGGCTATAATAAAGATTGAAGAAGGAGAATCCACATTAAACCATCTTATAGAGTATATTTCAGACAGGGAGGATTTAATGGGACAGACGAGACCTTATATCGATGCATTCAAACTTAAGGAACTAGACGAGAGCGGAGCGTTTAACTCTATAACTCTTGCAATGGCTCCTTATGGTTTTCAAGTAGTATCTGTTAATTATGAAGGAGAGATTGAAGATGACAGAGAAGACAAGTGGGTAGTAATCGATAATGAGAATAACGTAAAATTCATAACTACAGATAACATTGACCAAGAAGAGTTAGTGAAATTTGTTACTGTTATGCTGAGTTCTCTAAAGGTTTCTAAGACTATACTGAACAAAGAGGTAGAGAGAGTGAGAGCTAATAGTGACATTCTTAACATCGATACTCTTTCAGGATTAGATATTATTAACTCTTTATTGTTTACTCATGGTTTTAGATCATTCTTTTGTTAGTGCAGCAGCCAAGATAGGAGACGGGTTATATGGTAAAGGGTTTTTGAGATTAGAGATCATAAATGGGCAGTATATGCTTGTAGGGGAAGGTGTTATAAACGTGGATCATCTTATTAGGAGGTTTACGAGAGTTAAGACAAGTAAAGCTGTTTTAGCTCCTAGTGATACCTTTGCTTTATATACAGGTCTTAAGAATCTCATAGACTATTATAACCTAAGTATGACAGACGGTAAATTCTCTAATGACCTACTGATAAATCCAACAGAAAAGGGAATGGAAGTTTATGCGTTCATGAAAGATAGAGTGGAATTAGTATGCAAATTAGAGTTCTTTTCTTCGGAGAGTTCTTTTATGATGTGGTTACTAAAGAAGCTAGGTAAACTTGATTAAATTAAAGACAAAAATAGGGAGCAGCCCGGGGTTAAATTTCCTCAGGTTGCTCCCTTTAACTTTATTTTTTTTTCGCTATATACTTACATACGGCGTCTTTTGAACTTTATATTTGTTTTGTAGAGATGAAATAGTCTGTCCAAAAGTCTTCTGAAAATGTGGCATATCTCTGAATCTCCAGTTTCCTCCCCATTCCCATCCATACTTCTTAAATACAGCAACAATCTCTAACCAATCAGCCACTCCGTCTTTATCTGAATCCATCTTAGCGTCCCAACTTACTTTTGTTCCGTCTTTTGATAGTAAACAGATATCGATAGCAAGACCGTAGTTGTGGTAAGACTGACCTCCTCTTGCATTAGTTACGATAGATCCTTTTACAGTTCTACCTTGTGCATAAAGTTTATCTTGTTCTGCGTGTGTTCTAAGTGTATGAGTGAATCTTAAAGTATAGTCACCAGTAAGTTTAGCTGATGCTTCTTCTAAGATTTGTTTTGCTTCTGTTCTCAATTTAGGATGTAGAAGCTCTATTCTTTGTAGTGATACTTTGTCTAACATGTTCTATTATAAGTATTTTTTGAATTTAGTCCTTATCACCCAAATACTTCCAGCAATAAGGATAAGTATAATAAGAATCCACCAAGGGAAAGACCGATTATCTGCATCTACCTTCTTGACTCGCTCGTGGGATTTAGTTTCAGTATCTTTCTTAACTTTAACTTGCCCCTCAGCTTTCTTATTTACTTTATTTAGGCTGTCTATTTTTCTTTCTTCTTTTGTCTCTACTGCTTTATCTGTGGTTTTATTAGAGTTTACATTAGAGATAGTTCCATTCTTTACTTTACCCTTATAGAGCTTATCATTGACATATACTTCAAATTCAGCTTCCTCATTCTCGTTAATTGGAGTAAAGTAGAATTCGTCTGTGTTAATAAGTTCTTTTAGGTTCACCACTTCTTTCTTCTCCTCTACAACTTTATTTTTAACTACTGCTGCAGAGTCTACTTTCATTGAGGATACTGAATCAACCTTCTCTACGATTTCTTCTTTCTTCTCCTCCTTAAGCACCTTACGAGTTCCACATGATGTTAGAGCTATAAGTAAGGCTACCATTAAACTAAGATAAGTACACTTTTTCATTGTCAACTATTATAAATTTTCGTATATGACCTAAATAATACTCCTCTAAAACTAAAATGTATCTAGAGTGTGTAGCTCCTGCAGTAAGATTATCTACCCCTTGTTTATGCTGATCAGGTAAATTACTCTGTCTGTGGTCGTCTTTTTTAGGTATTTTATTTTTTACTATCTCCAGAGCCTTAAGAAACTTTGAGAAATCTTGGTTAGCCAGTTTAGTGAGCTTCTGTTCTATTCCAGCTACTATTTTCTTTTGTTTGTAATGCTCCTTCTTAATTTCTTTGTTTAGTGAGTCGATCTTTGCTTGGTTATCTAGAATCTGCAACACATCGTCTCTTACTTCCTTAGGTACTACTAGAGAGTCTCCATCTTTTGTCACTAATACTACCTTGTCACCCTCTTTAACTTCTAATTCTTTGCTCGTATTTTGTGCACTGCTAGTAAACGGTAAACACATAAGTAGAGCTATTATATTTTTCCACATAAGCCTATTTAATTAATTTGTTCACGTTAGTATCCACCTGTTCGTATTGATCTGTTATTTCTTTACTTTTCTCGAGTCCACCTTGTACATTCTCTATTTGGGTTGTTTGAGCTTGTTGTAGTCGGTGGATAAGTTTGATGTAGACCTCTAGCTCCTCGGCACAATCCTTCTTCTCTAATTCTGCTATATGTTTATCCTTCTCTTTAAGTCTATCTTCGTAGGTACCTTTCCCCCAAACTATAATACCTATGAGACAGATTACGAGAACAACTAGAAGCCACTTTTGAATATTGTCCGGAAGATCGATACCACCTAAACCTTGATTGCTTAGTTCACCACCAGAAGATCTTTCCTCTCCGTTTTCCTCTGGTATTTGGTATTCCTCTTCCATCATGTCGTTTTTATATTCTTTCATGCTTAACTATTAATTAATCGGGGATTTCCCATATGTTAATATCATTTTATTATTTTTTTTTTTACGAATTTATTTGGTTAATCTAAAAATTATTTCTATATTTGCACTTATGAGTTACTTAGGATTTAAATATAAGATACTACCTACAGCTGAACAAGTTGAGCTTTTAGAACAACAC